CAAAGCGACACTTCGTGAGGGTGCGGTTTCACGACGCTGGGTGATTTCCTTAATAGGTTTCTTGCGAATGCGTCCACTGGCAGTGTATCCATAGGGGGCATCAACCACGGTTGTGGGTGAGGGTGATGGTTCAGGTGTGGGTTCAGGTGTGGGTGCTTTCTTCGCAGCACGGTATTTGCGGGTCTGTTCATTGCGACGTGCTTTTTTTTCCTCTGGGGTCATTTTTGTTCGCTTTGCCTTGGGGGCAACCTCTTCAATGGTGAGTTTAATCTCTTCCTTTGGGGGTGGCGGAGGTGGTTTGGGTGCAGGTGCGGGTGGCGGTACTCCCGCCTTCTTTGCCTTATCCCTTGCACGCTTTGCTCTTGATTGTTCGTTGCGTCTTTCCTTTAATTCTTCGGGCGTAAGTTTTCCGCCCTTAACCACTTTGGGTGTTTCGTCAAAGAGTTTGCCGATTTTTGCCATTATACATTAATAATCAGATATTAATGTCTAAACTGACGCTTTTTCTTGACGCTTTTTCGCGTTGTATGTTTTCATATAACCCCGCATGTATTCACGGAGTTTGTCTTTGTTTTCCGTGCGATACTCCTTCATATATGCCTTGATGTTGTCGGCATTCTCGGTGCGGTATTGTGCTTGATATGCGAGGCACTTGTCTTTATTATCATCGTAATATTTCATAGCACGTTCAATCATTGCTTGCTTGTGGTCGATATAATATGCTCGTTGGTATTGGGCGTATTCCTCGTCGGTGAGGTTTGCTCGCACCATATTCAGATCGGCGTTGTGATGGTTAATCCAGTACTGCTCCCGTTTCAATGCTTCCTGTTTCAAACATGTAAGCACTTCTATGGGGGACATTTCCCAATTATCCCATCCACCGTTCGCGCGAATGGTTTCGTAAATGCGGTAATTAAGTCCCGCACCACAATTGCGTTTGTGGGTGGATTTTCTGGTGCTAAATGATTTGGTGCTTCCAATGTATTTGGAGGGGCATTCGGGGTTTTTGCAGGCGAGGCGGTAAATCGTATATTCTCTGGGAGTGTCGGACATCTATACATAAACCTCCTAAATTAATCTGGATAAAGAAACGCATTAATTATATTGACCCTTTGCCCTCCCAAAAAACATTGAATGCAGATGCGAGGTCGGTTGCCCCTTTCATCATATTTACTAACCATTGACGACCTTTAAATAGGTCTTTGGTGTCTTGTTTCACAAAATCGTAATCTGCTTGCGTTCCCAGACCGTTTGCTTTGAGGGACGCTATAATAAAATCTTGGCAGTTATTATCAAATGCATTGTAAGGAGCAAACTTTGCACCCATGTATTTTGCCGTCTTATCGACAAAATCTTGTAATTTGATATTGGTCTTTCCGAGGTCGCGCGACTCCATCTTATCGCCCTTATAAATGGTTTCGCTCAATTTAATGACCTCCTCTTTTCCCCACATAACACGGCGACCATTGGATAAGGTTAAAATGACTTGCAGGTGGAATAGGTCGTCTTGTGGGATATTCTCTGGTTTCTTGAACTTCGTCAGTAATTCACGAACATATACGATGGCGGTCAGGTTCTTTTGGAGTCCACCGAGAGGGATACGCTCAATACGCATAGAGGTAATGGTCTGGTCGCCGTTTTTTTGTAAATAGTCGCGGGCAGATGGGGGCATTTGGTTTCCACGGTCAAAAGCATCAAAAAAACCCCTGCCTCGTATCATTTGGGTTTTCTGTTTATAGTTTCCATAACCCATACCATATTTTTCCATAACCGCATCGCCTTGTTTCAACCATGTCTTTGGTAGTTTTAAATCAGTTGCTATTTCATTCGTAAGTGCTTTTAATGCCCTTGGAATAGGTTCTATTTCTCCATCTCGGTCTTGTCTATTAAATGCCTCAAAATTATCGTCTTGTGCTTTATAGTAAGCAATCATTCCACGAGCAAGCGTCTTTTCTTTTTCGGTCATTCCTTCAAAAATATCCTCTCCATAAAGAGGGAACTGTTTCGGTTTCGGTGCGGGTGCTTCAACCACGGGTGCTTCAACCACACGCTCGGGTGCGCCCATTTGTATCATTTTCTTCGCCCGCTTCCGCTCGGCAGTCTTGGCGATGTTTGCGCGGCGTGCTTCTTCCTTATTCTGATATTTTGAGGCACGACCCGACTTCTTTGGTTTTTTGCCAGTCTTCTTAAACTCTGCATAATCTGCTTTGAGGCGAGGGTCGCCAATAGAACACATATAAGTGAGTCCGTGGTCGCTCGCCCATTCTCTAACAAAAGACACATATCTCTCCATTTATATATAAGATGGCGAGATATTATTAACGCTTCTCTGCGTGATACGATTGACGGCATTTGGGGTCTTTGAGTGCTTCGCCGTATTTAATTCCGTGTTTTTTGGCGTATGCTTTTACATGGGTAATCCAAGGCGACATCTATATTCTCTAAATATATTATAAAACGATGACGCATAATAGGATAATCCCACCAACTAATAAACACCCAAGAATAAAACCTATAACGGCATTTTGCGACGACATTTGCTTCTCTATTTCTTTCCGTGGTATGAGGAACGCTTCATAAAGGGAATGCTTAAACTCCTCTGGTTGCATTGATTTCATCATCTATATATTTTCAATGTAAAATAAAGAGAATGACGACGGTATTTTTTAAAGGTTTTGCGGTTGCAGTAAATCAGTTCCATATATAATTAACGGCGAAAAGGTGGCAGGTTCGAGCGTCCCTTAATCTGTTGTTTTAAAGCAATTTGGGATTTTGCTTGGACTGGGTCTATCTCACTTGCCGTCAGTGGTGTATCTTCGGTTATTCGCACGGTCGGTCTATACACTGGGTATTCTTGACCGCCAATATCCGACCACTTTTCTTTAAACCATCGCCCCAGTTCTCGCTCGTCGCTTCCTTCATATCTGCCACCGCGTTTCTTGTATTCCTTCACAATCCACCCTGATTTGTAAGCAGAGGGTTTTGAATAAACCTCGTCTGCTTCCTTTTTAACACGAGCATAGAGTTCTTTGTCTATTGGTGTCGGCATTTATATTATGGGGTGATTTAATCGTCCGCTCTCCGTGTCGCTTCCTAATTGATGGAGTTCAATTCCAAAATTAAGTTCAGAGGATGTCGGTGTGTTTGCGGGGGTTTGCGCCTGTTGGTCGACAAGGCAATCGGTTATGCGTTTATCGAGCAGACAAGACTTTTGATACAATTTGCAGTATTCGTTATAAACTTCGTCTAAAAATGGGCGAGGTTGGACGGCACGATTTTCGCGGTCTAATCGCATCTCTTTCTGGATATTCGCACCCAAAATATAGTACTCTTTGGACGAGATGAGTTCCTCTCCTGCTTGCTTTTCAATGCTTAAAAATAACTCAACGCTCACTATAATACCCACTATGAGCGACAGCAGACAATTTATAACCGATATTAAACCCTGTTCCATATAGGGTTGGAGTCCAACGCTAAATACGCTATTAATGGCGGAAATTATTATTTGAGGGATGCGGTAATATTTGAGTGAATCCTTTAATGAAAAGTGTCGGCGTTTATGCTCGTTCATCAGTTTGATTGAGTTTATATGTATCGCCTTTAAAACACTCTCGTGGTCGTCAGTCCATGCATTCATTATACTATAAGGGGGGATTATCTCACCTTAATCTCGGGAAACGGGTCGGCAAGTTTTAATCGCTGAACCATCTCTGCATTAATTAAGTTAAGAAACACGGGGAACCACTCTCGGTATTGTTCTTTGGTTATGGGTGGATGTGGGGTCGGAGGAACACACCAGACATCCCAGTTGGCAAAAGCAAAGAACGCTTTCTTATCGTCGTCGTCAGCATTTAAAAAATGATGGACGCAACAGTCAAGCATATCACTGCACTCAGTGTGTCCGTTGGAAACTATCAACGCCAAGATTTCAATCATGTCTTTAAGGGAGGATTCGTCAGTCATCTATATAATTAAGGGCGACAATAATTTTCTGCTAAAAACCGCGAGGGGCGGATTTCGGGGCGTTTTTTTTATTTGGCGTTCAAAATCCCCACGGATTTTAAATTGAAAAAAAAACCAAAAACTTGGTTTTTTTTTTGAAAATTGGGTTTGGGTTAGAATAACTGAAAAAAAACCGCCCCGCTAAAATCCGCCCCGATTTACATCATAGGGGTGTAAAAGGCAGGAGTATCAGTCATCATAGGAACAAAATCGCCAGTTCCGGCAGACGAGGTTTGAGGCATCATAGCACCACCATCCACGGTGACCTTCTTTGGAACCATAACTCTCGACCTAACTCCTTTACCATGTCGGACAATAGTTCTTCCGGCGGGCATATAGACACCCGCACCAGCAGGTTTAAGTCCCATACCAGCGGGCATCAGTCCCATACCAGCAGGCATAAGACCTTCGCCAGCAGGTTTTAAAGCACCCCCAACACCGCATCCACAATGACCCGCACCAGTGTGCATACCCGCCCCAGTGTGCATACCCATACCCGTATGCATACCCGCACCAGTGAGTTTATGCAGTTCTTTTGCGATGACCTCTTTGCCGAGTTTTGACCCGACTGCCGAACCGACAACACCACCGACGCCACCCGTGGTGGCACCAGCAATACCGCCAACAATCGCAGCAGTCGCAGCGGGGACACCGTAGTCTATGAGATCAGTTGCTAAACCGCCCTTCTTTGCGGTGATGTATTTGCCCGCTTTTTTGCCGAACTTCTCAACGTCTTTGCCGAACTCCTCAACCTTTCTGACTGCCTTTTTACCGATGACCTTCTCGCCGACCTTTTTGAATGCTTTGCCGATGTCGCCGAGAGTGATTTTTCCGCCAGAATGCTCACTGTCGAGCATTTCAGTTCCGTCGGGCATTGTATGAGTAAGACCTCTCGTGCGAGGTCGACCGCGAACCCCCATACCCTTAACCGCCTTCTTTGCTTCGTTAATGCTAAACTTATCGTCGGCAATTTTTGCCTTTACTTTTTTTCCACCAAAGGTTTCCACAACATCATTGACGCTGAACTTTTGGTCGGCAACCTTGACCCCTTTACCGAACAAACCCTTAACCGCCTTCTTTGCCTCATTGATGCTGAACTTATCATCGGCAACTTTTGCCTTAACCTTTTTACCACCGAGGGTTTTGATGAGTTCATTGATGCTGAACTTTTGGTCGGCAATCTTTGTGCCTGAACCGGCAACAGCACCGACACCTATAATCATTTTTGCGAGTTCCTTGATTTGCTTTGCGGTCAAATACTTTTTGAGGATTTGTAAGCGTTGGTTCAATGTGCTTGGGTCTTTGTCTTCAATGTATTGGTTAATTATATCCTCGACTGCCATCTGCATACCGGGGGTCATTGCTAAAAAAGCAGTACTAATGACGGGGTTCGCGGCAGTCGCAACAGCGACGGCAGATGTGAATGCAGGCACACCCTTCTCTATTATGAACTTCTTGTTCTCCTTTATGAGTGTCTTAATTTCATCCCATAGACCTGCGCCTCTATGGAGTTCCACTTGGTCGGGGGTCATGGATAAACGAACACCCGATCCCTTGGTGATTGCTTTGGCGATTTTCTTCGCTTGTTCTTTGGAGAGCATAACATCGCGACCAACACCGAGCGATGATAAGGGCAGGGTGATTGTCTTCCCTTTCGCCAATGCCGTGTAATGCTTGGGGAGCATATCTAACTGTTGTGCGTCTAAATACATTGTTATATTCTATCAGGACAAAATAAAAAACGAAATGATTTTTATTTTGGGATATTGCTTATACACGGAGTTCCAAGACACGACCGGACTCAACATCAATGATGAGGGATTTCTCAACCTCAATAAAGCAGTGCAAGTCCAAAGCGAGCAAGTTATTGTTATTTCCGAGGAGGGAGATTGATTTGCCGAGGTTGTCGTCCTTCAATCTGCGGGATAAATCCACATAGTAAAACTTGTAAATATTGTCCCAATCCACAAAGTCGATAAGACCCGAATTAATGCCCAAAGCACCGATGCCACCATTGACGGCATAAGCACCCGAGGTTTCGTGAATGAACTGCTCGTATCCGTATTGGATATTTTGCTGGAAGACGTTCTGCGAACTCAACTGCACGTTAAAGTTATAGATGGAGAGAGGAGCAGTTGTGGCGGGGCAAGTATCAAAGGGCGACTGGAACTCGGTGGCGGCAGTTCCGAAGACGATATTGGAAGATGAGGCAATCATAGGAATAACCAAAAGACCCTTCATGTTATTAATACTGGGGGCAAGTTGGATATTGAATGAACCTCCTGCACTAACAGAGGCGGGGTTAAAGTAAAGCAGATCGCGATACACAACCAGTTTCTGTTTGCTCTCGGACAAGTATGAGAGGGCGAACTCGGGTTTCATCTCAATCATAGGAGCATAGATACGGGCAATCGGTTGGGGATTGGCGGGAATAGAGAGAGCAGTCTGCGAACCAACAGCGGAGGTTCTAACACTGCCGTAATAAACACCGACGGCAACTGTGGAAGCAGTCGCACCAACAGTAGTCAACCAATCAAAAGCAGTGCCGTATTTATTGACGGTAAAGGGGAGAGTTCCGTTATTGGATACAGACAAACCAGCGATGGTAAGAGTTCCGGTGGCGGAGGCGGATTTGGTAATACTGACGTTTCCGACGTTCAAGTTAATGGTCAAGGTGGCGTTAAAACCTCTGCACAGGGGCAACTTCTCAAAGAGGTCGCTAATATCACGCAGACGAATGACGGCACTAATATATTTAACCATATAGTCGGACGCATTTCGCGTAGCACTGATGGCGACATAGTTCTTCAACTCGTTCTGGAAGTTCGCAACGGACTTAATAGCGTCCCACTTTCCAGTGGAGGCAGAATAAGCAGAGTCCATTTGTAAGCGTTTCCATAATCCAGTGTTTCCATCAGCACCATAATAAACCAAGTTGGTTGTCGCTGTGGTCGCAGTCCATGGGATTTGGGCAGCAGTGTTATTGCAAAGACCTATTCCGCAAGAAGATACGGCAGTGCGCCACTGCCAAGATGTTGAGTCATCCTTTGCGTATCCGAGTGTGCCACCAAGAGAGGCAACATCATCTAAACTCGCACTCGTGGCGAACTTAAAGCACGAGTAAAAATTGGTATTGGGGGTAATCTGAACCACCTCCTTATTATCGAGCATAACGGACATAGACTGGATAAGATTCCAATATCCTGCCTTCATCGCAGCAGCACCTGCACTATTCAATAGACCAGTGGCGACAAAACCATCGGAAGCAGTTCCAGAGGCAGCGAGGACGAGGGGGATTTGGAGATACATCTCGGAGGGAGATACAAACTTGTCGTTTGACCTAAAACCGTCCAAAGTGAATTTCAACTGGGTGGGATTTTGAGAGTTATTCGTATCTTGGATATACGAGTACTGCTTGGACTTAAAGGGTTCTTCGGGAACTTGCGAAGCACTGGAAGATTCAAAAGCGTATCTGTCGGACATTTATATACTATCTGGCGACAAAATAATCTCTGAACCCCTAAATAAAGAATCGGGGCGGTTTTTGCGGGGCGTTTTTGTTTTGAGTTTATATGCCTCGGGGGCGAAAATCAAAAAAAAAACCAAGGTTATGGTTTTTATAAGCATTAAAAATCCGTGGGGAATCTGAACCCTAAAAAGAAAAACCGACCCAAAATCCGCCCCGCCTATTCATCCTGTTCGTGCTTAATGTATTCTAACATCTGGGGAACGGAGTGACCCATATTCTTTGCGGTTTCCTCTAAATCTTTGATGGAGGGCATATTGGCGTATTTGCTCGATAAGAATGAATGCCTCATAATGTTTGCCGAAGTGTTGGGTTTGCCGATTGCACTAAATATTTTGCCGAACCTTTGATTGAGTTTAACCGAGGTCAGTTTATTGCCGTTTGTGTCGACCAATAGGTAATCGTGCGGGTTCAGTTTAATCCATTTATTCAGGAGCGTATTCAGTTTGGGTGATGTGTCTATGGTTTCCTCGCCGTATGTTTTGGCGGTCTTATAAACATTGAAAAAGAGGGTCTTGCCCTTCTTATAGTTGGAGGTCTTGCGGTCATAATCGCCACGAATGCGGAACTCAGTCCAGTCTAATAGACGGCGGGGTTCTAATCCATGGATGCCCGAAGATACTGCTAAAATAATAAGGTTTTGGAGTTCTTGGAGTTCGGGGTTCGTGAGCGAGGTTTGCGTGAGGAGGTGCTTGGTCTTTCGGGCGATGGCGTCATAAAGTGCCTTGATCTCTTCCTGCGACACCCAGTCGCGTTCTTGCTTTTCGCTCTTAACCTGCGTCTTGCTTTCTGCTTTGACTTCGCTTAAATCTTTCAACATACGCTCGCGGTATTTGTCGCACTTCTCGCATATAACAACCAGTGCAGAGAGCAGGGTCTTGCGCGACTTAATATCCATTGTGTCTAAACTCTTCAATATGGTGTCTTGGTTCTCGAACCATTTCATATCCACGTCGGTACTCTTTTCGTGATGCTTGCTCCAAAGCGATTTCAGGAGCGAGAAGTAAGTGGCAACCGAACCCTTGGATAAGTTTGGGCGTTTTTCAATGATGCGGTCTTTGATTTTATCCATTATATATTGAGTGGTTAAATTAATTTGGCGTTTCGTGCTTAATTTTCGGGATAAATACGGGGTTTTAACCAATAATAAAGCATATAAATGCGTTGGGTAATAGATTAAAATATTTTAATGTGTCTAATGCTCTATTAAATGCTTTATTTGTGGTTAATTTAACCATTATATAGCGTCGTGCTTTATTTTGAGTTAAAAAACAGGGGGTTTTGGGGGCATTTTGCCCCCGTTTTTTTTGTTTTTTTTTAATTAATTAAGTTTAAAATATGCGTTGTATAAATATGCGTTGTATAAATATGCGTTGTATAAATATGCGTTGTATAAATATGCGTTGTATAAATATGCGTTGTATAAATATGCGTTTTTTTTATTCGTCCTCATCCTCGGAGTCTTCACCGCTTGCGCCCTTGTCGTCCCTCATAAGCACTCTGCACTCTCGCCAGTTGGGATGCTTGTCTAACCTCTCGATGCTAATATACTCATCGTTCTCTGGGTTAATGCATCTGAACGCTGCCCATGCGTTTGGACTGTTGGCAATCTGGTTTAACTCACAGCATTCGGTGCTTGCTCTTTGGAGGTTAAGGAATCTGTGTCCTTTCCACTGTCCGTTAAGTCCGACCCAGTGTCCTTGGTTCGCCCCTGCTTGACTATCTCCGTATGGGTCAAAGGCGAGTCTCATCGCTGTGCCTTTAACCCATAAGCGCTTGATGCTCATCTCAACCACCATCTGATCCTTGCAGTAGTCATGCTCATAGGTAATCGGGCGCTTATAGGTGTAGCGTTTGCCCTCGGGTTGCTCGACCGGTGCTTTGAGTGCGGGTTTGGTGGGAGTCTTCTTGATAATGCTGGTGCAAGCATTGCAATTGCTGATTGAACATCTGGGCGCGGGTTCATAGGCGGGGAGCGCGGCGAATGTTTCTCTGGACTGCTGGTTGGTGATAATACCTTTAAGACCGACGACCATGTCTTTAATATCATCCTTGGCGTCTTGCAGTTGGAGTTGGAGTTCAGCAACTTGTGCTTGGAGTTTGGCGATAAGTTCGTCCTTGTTCTCGGCAACCCTGTTTGCGATAAGGGTGGCGACTGGGGTGTC